TATGCGTCTGCCGGCCGATTTACGTGCAAGGTTTGACAACGACCCTGCACAACTTATCCAATTTTTAGAAAATTCGGATAACAAAGACGAGGCAATTAAACTTGGCCTCGTAAATAAACCTGAAGATCTGCCGCAAGTCGTTGAAGATATTCAGGAAAAAGCTGCCGAATAGGCAGCAAGCACAGTTACCTTACTAGATGTAACTGTGCTAGGTGACACCAACCCACAAAAGGAGTTAAAAAAATGTATATGCGTAGATCAACAGTAAATAAAAAAAAGTCGGCACGATCTTTTAGAAAACAAAGTGCAAAAACTAAATCGCCTAATATGCGATCAAGCCCCCAGCGTGGAGGCTGGAGGTTCTAATAAAACCTTCAGGCACCTCACATGCCTTGTTATCACCCACTAACCGCATTTCAATGCGCAGACGGTTCCATTGTCTTTCAGGAAAGACGATGGTTTAATACCGTAAAAACGCTATCATTACCATGCGGCCAATGTATTGGCTGCAGGTTAGAAAGGTCTCGCCAATGGGCTATGCGTTGTGTGCATGAAGCCCAAATGCATCAAGAAAACAGTTTTATAACACTCACTTATAACAACGAGAACTTACCAAATGACAACTCCTTACATCACGACCATTTTCAGCGCTTCATCAAAAGACTACGGAAAGGTGTATCACCTAAACTCATACGTTATTACATGGCTGGTGAATATGGCGAACAATTCGGACGCCCTCATTACCACGCATGTATATTCGGACACGAATTCAAAGACAAAAAATACTACAAAAAAACAGATGCTGGAAGTATCATTTATACATCCGAAGAGCTTGCAAGTTACTGGCAAACTCGTAATCCAGCAACGGGAAGATATGAGTCCATCGGTTATTCAAGCGTGGGAGACGTTACATTCGAATCTGCAGCTTACGTCGCTAGATACATAATGAAAAAAGTAACAGGCCCCAACGCAAAACAACACTACAACCAAACTGATGAAGAAACAGGGGAAATTATTAGTAAATACCCTGAGTATAATAAAATGTCGTTAAAGCCAGGAATAGGAACTAACTGGCTAAAAAGGTACCAAACAGACGTATATCCACATGATTACGTAATAATGAACGGAAAAAAGGTAAAACCACCTAAGTTCTATGATAAACAATATAAAATGGACAATCCATATGAATTTGACGAAATACTTTACAAACGTGAAATAAACGGTAAACTAAATAGCGAAGACAATACGTTTGAAAGACTAAAGGTCAAAGAAATAGTCCAACAAGCAAAACTTCAAAAACTTAAACGTAACCTCACTTAGGAATCCTCATGAAATTAGTACTATGTTCAGTAAAAGACCGAGCGGCAGACGCATATGGTCGACCAATGTTTGTACCATCAACTGGTGTAGCAATCAGATCATTTAGCGATGAAATTAATCGCCAAGCTGATGACAACCAGTTATATAACCACCCCGACGACTTCGATTTATATGAGTTCGGAGTATTTGACGATAACAACGGTCAATTCGAAATATACGAACAACCAAAATTATTAAGTCTAGGAAAACAGGTAAAAATTACCTCATAAAACAAGCCGTCTAGAAAAGGGTTTACCTTTTCTGACGGAACAACAAAGGAAAAAAAATGCACCGCAATCAATCAGTAAACGTACATCAGTTCACAATGATTCCAAAAGCGGATATTCCGCGATCAAAATTTGACTGTCAAAGTACGCATAAAACTACATTTGATGCGGGCTACTTAGTCCCTGTATACGTAGACGAAGTTCTACCCGGGGATACATTTAACTTAAATATGACGGCATTTGCCCGTCTATCAACACCACTTTATCCAATTATGGATAATATGCACCTTGAATCTTTCTTCTTCTTTGTACCCAATAGACTTATTTGGGACAATTGGCAAAAGTTCATGGGGCAACAAACAAACCCAACCGATTCTATATCGTATTTAATCCCACAGCAGGTGTCACCAGCCAATGGATATGCCATTGGCTCGTTGCAAGATTACATGGGATTACCAACAGTAGGGCAAGTAACTGCAACAAAAACAGTAAGTCATTGTGCCTTTTGGCCACGGGCTTACAACCTCATCTATAACGAATGGTTCAGAGATGAGAACTTACAAAATAGCGTAGTAGTAGATAAGGGCGACGGCCCTGATACAGTAACAAATTACACATTATTACGCAGAGGCAAACGTAAAGATTATTTCACATCATCTTTACCTTGGCCACAAAAAGGCAGTAGCGTAACATTACCGCTGGGAACATCTGCACCAATATTGACAGATAGTACACCTGTCCTTTTTACTAATGCAACAACATCACCGACTACCCAAAGAAATTTATACCAAGTTTCTGGTGGTAGTTCCGTATCTGTAAACGGACCAGTATCAGGCGGTGATTACAACTTAAGATTTGGCAATAACACGGGACTGTATGCTGACTTATCAGCAGCAACAGCAGCAACAATAAATCAATTACGCCAATCATTTCAAATACAAAAATTACTTGAGAGGGACGCACGTGGAGGCACTCGATATACTGAGATTATTAGGTCTCACTTTGGCGTTGTTAGTCCTGATGCTCGTTTACAGCGCCCTGAGTATTTGGGCGGTGGTTCAACTCCTATCAACATCAGCCCTATTGCCCAAACTTCAGGCACGAATGCAAGTGGCACAACTACCCCTTTGGGTACACTTGCTTCTATGGGTACTGGCCTCGCTCATAATCATGGCTTTACTCAGTCGTTCGTTGAACACGGCGTTATACTTGGTATTGTAGCCGTAAGAGCAGACCTCACATATCAACAAGGTCTGCAAAGAATGTGGAGCCGTTCTACACGTTACGATTTTTATTTCCCAGCGTTTGCCACATTAGGCGAACAAGCAGTATTAAACAAGGAAATATACGTAACAGGCGATTCAACTGATACTGGAGTATTCGGATATCAAGAACGGTTGGCAGAATACCGTTATTATCCATCACGTATTAGTAGCCTATTTAGGTCTACTGCCACAGGCACAATTGATGCTTGGCATCTTGCCCAAAAATTTACAGCCCTTCCAACACTGAATACAACGTTCATTCAGGACACACCACCAGTATCAAGAACATTGGCGGTAGGAGCGTCAGCGAACGGACAACAATTCATTTTTGATTCTTTCTTTGACGTCAAGAAAGCAAGACCAATGCCGATGTACAGCGTACCCGGCTTAATAGATCATTTCTAATGTTAGGCGCACTTATAGGCGGCATTGGTGCAGGCCTAGGTTTCCTAGGCCAAGAGCGCACCAATGCAGCAAATGCCCAAATGGCTCAAATAGCTAACTCTGCAAGTGCAGAGCAAGCTGCTAACCAAATGGCGTTTCAAGAGCGTATGCGAGACACGCAATATCAAACTGCCGTAAAGGATATGAAAGCGGCAGGATTAAATCCAATGCTTGCATATACACAAGGTGGAGCGGGTACCCCGACTGGAGCAGCGGGGCAGGTGTCCACCGCAAAAGTTGGTAACTCAGCTGCATCAGCGTTACAGGGATATCAAACAATGTCAATGAACGAAGCAGACATTGACTTAAAAAAAGCAACAACAACTGGAACAACAGCTGCAACTTTAAAAACAGAAGCAGACACAATAAAAACTGCTGCAGAAATAGGTAATATTTTGCAGACAACAAAACTTAATACACAACAAACACGTAATTTGGAAGAAATGTTACTCAAATTACAACAAGAAATAGTTAATCTTCGTAGTACCGAAGGATTAACAACAGCAACAACCGCTAAAACTAAAGCGGAAACAGGCAATATTGCCGCAAATATAGCCCCGTCAGTAGATCCCTACTGGTATCGGGATATTAAAAAGAATATACCAACTCCTTCTAGAGTTGAAAATTTTATTAAAAACCAGTACTACAAATTTAAAGGTAAAAAATGAAAAAATCTCCATTTTTACGTACACCATACAACTATGACTTAGATGCTGCGTCAAATGAGTCAGGGTTGCATTGTGAGGATGCAACTCTGACTCAGCAGCATTTCAAAGACGAATGTGATATTAATAATATCCTTCGTCAATTCAATATAACGGGCCAGCTGCCCCAACAAACACTATCGCCACGCTATGGCGATTTTACGGGCATTAGTGACTATCAGACTGCCCTAAACCAAGTAATCGCTGCTGAAGACGAATTTATGCGTCTACCAGCCGATTTAAGAGCAAGGTTCGATAACGACCCTGCTCAATTAATAGATTTTTTAGAAAAATCTGATAACAAAGACGAGGC